CTGGATCGTGCCGCCGAGATTGCCTGCTAGTCCTTGTTGTGTCATGGCCTCATATCCTCCTTAGAAGAGACTCGACTTCAGTTTGAAGCCGGTTCGGGGGCTTGGCACCATCAGGTTAGAGCCCACCAAAAATTGGCCGCTGACGTCAATCGAGTTGTTCACGCCCTTGAACCCGCTCCAACCGAACTGGAACAGATCCACCTGCGAGAAGTACCACTCGATGTAGGCCGTGTTCAGCCCGTACATTTGGCCGATCGGCGAAGAGCCGGACGGCAGATACCGCGAAATCACCACGTCGGCTGCGTTGAACTTGAAGTTTTGGAATCCAACGTTGGCCAGATCGTTGTCGGTATTCGCATACCGCATCGCCGGCTGCGTACCCTGCCAGATCAAGTTCCAGCCATTCTGGGTCGCCACAATCAGGTCCGGGTGGTCCGATCCCCAGCACGCGTTCCCGTAGGCCGTGTTGAGCTGTGCCAGGGTAAACGTGGTCAGGGTGGCCTGATAGGCATTCAGCCCGCCGACCGTCCCGTTCGGAATCCCATTGATATCCGAGCGGTTCTGTCCGCCGACTTGGGGATAATTGGTCCCGTCGTCGTACCATTCGTCAAACCCGTTCAGGTACTTCTGCCGTCCTGTCGAGGCTTGCCCGTTCTGGTACATATTGACCGCGAGCAACTTGGCCATCTTCAGCGACGCGTTGAGGAACTTCATCTCAACTTGGTTGAAAATCGCCTCGGGACCGTCATCGTTCATGGCGTCCCAGCCGTACAGCGTAATGTTCACCCACGCCACTTTCATGTCGCAGGTGATCGCCGCATCCGTGGTCACAAAGGCAATACTCATCGTCTCGCCCTTGCCCATAAAGTCGCCGTTAAGCTCTCCGACGATCACTGGCCGACGCACGCGGCTGTTACCAGTGAAGCGCTCGGCGTTTTGCTGGGACAGCCTCGTGAATGCCGGGTCGGCTCCGTAGATGATGTCCGTTGTCTTATCGACGATGTAGTCGTAAACGTATGCGTCTAGCTCGGTTAGCTGAAGTGCCACGCTCGTTACCTCCTAAACAGAATAGTCACTGAACGGGGGCGGCTACGCCGCACTCCCGCTCATTTCCTTATCGCGAATCTTCTGGGCGTACTGCGCCGCGATAATCCCCTTGCCCAGTGGAGCGTCGATCTTGTCGCCCTCCTTGGGCTTCAACCGCTCCAACTGGCGACGCTGCAATGGCCCCAACTTCCGGCCCCCGCCGCCGCCGTCCACGATTTGCCCGCTGTGGCCCGCCGCTGCCGCTGCCTGCTTGCGCCCCTCCAGGACCCCATCTTCCCTGGCTTTCGCCAAGGCGGCTTCGCTTGCCACTTTTTCCTTAGCGGCGAACTTGTCCTTGTATAGGTCGTTGTAGGCGTCGTCCGGGTCGATGTCCGCGATCGACACTTTCTTGGAGTCGGCCAGCTTCTTCATGTGGCCGAACACTAAGTTCGGGTCCAGGACCTCGCCGAAGGTCGTCTGGTGCATCTGGGACTTCGGCAACATCTTGGCGAACACCTGCTGGAATCGGTTGGCCATCCCGGTCTCCCGAGAGTAGATTTCCGGCCTCATTTCCTTGTCCCGAAAATCGGTCAGTTTCGAGGTCAGGGTGTTCACGTCCACTACGCCCTTGGCGGTCAAGGATTCGTCAATCAGCTTCTTAACGTCTTCGGCGGTCATGTCAAGTTCTCCACGCGCCCGCAACTTCTCAATTTCCGATGTGGCATCTGCCAGCGAGGTCTGGACGCGGTCAAAGTCCTGTTTCCACAAAGGCCAATCTTTTTCCTTGAAGGTCCGCCACTTCTCCGTCTCTTCGATCAACGGAGCCACAGAATCATACGAAAGAGCCCTGAGCCGGGGCATCAACGGTTCGACTTGCTCCCCAAGCTCGGCATATCGTTTCACGGCAGGATACTTCTCGGAGATGGCCTTGAGATTCACGCGCTCGCCTTCGTCGGCGAGTGAGGCTAATAGATTCTCAAATGACATCTTTCTTCTCTCTTACATCGGCGGACCCTGAGGTCCGGCTGATGGGTTCGGCGGCGCTTGCGGAGGTACTACCGGGCTGCCCTTGGCCATCCCGCTCCGCTGCGCCTTCTTTTGGATCTCCTCAGCGAGCTTCATCCCCGCTTCGGCGATCGGCTTAAATAAAGGAACCAGGGATGGATCAAAGGATTCGAGCATCGTCTTCGTCTCCCCGACCCACTGGTCCAGCTTCTTAATCTGCTCCATCACCTGCTGGACAACCTGCATTCCATCTTGCGGCTGGCCGATGCCTTTCGCCTGGAATACCGATTGCTGCTGCTCGGGACTCGACTCCTGTTGCTGTGTAATGTCCGGTGGCAGTGGAGGCGTGGAGGCAGTTGCCATTTATGCCTTCTTGGTTCTCGATGCTCCCTGGAACGGGAAATGACGGTGCGTCGCACTCAACTCGGCCTCCGGGAAAGCCAGGCTGACCTTTCGGGAGAGGTTGACGTGGGTAGCTCCATCGTGCTGGTGCTGGCCGTGCTGCGGCTTGGCTCCGAAGGCGGCTACTGGGTTCTCTTTGCGGCTGAGGGGGACCATTGAGGCCGTAATGTGGGCGTCCGGTTTTGCGCCGCCCCGATCCGGCATGTCCTTCGGGCCGTTACTTAACTTCTCCTTGCTCGAAGTCGAGTGAAAGTTCGGTGGGTATTTCATACTATCGCCGGTACACGCGAGTATTCTTGCGTGATGCCTTTTTCCTCCCTTTCTTTCTGGCCATATTGTTTTGACTGGCTCATGTGAGTGCTGGGTGGTCTATTTCCTTAATTTAGGCACGCTACCGGGCCACCCACACGGGAAGCGTGTTCAGTTACCGGGCAGCCTTGCGGGCAGCCTTGCGGGTAGCCTTGCGGCCTTTCTTGTGACGAGCCATAATGTCTACCTCCCTTCCAAAAAGTGCCCTAACTCAACCGGGCTGAAACATAGTCGCACAAGTTCATGGAGGGCGATGCAAACAAAGGCGTCTTGCAAGATGTCTGCATGTTTGACATAATCAGGCCAGTGGCCACAGCCAAAGACCTGAAACTATGGAAAGAAGAACTCGCCGACATACCGTTCGTTGACCCATCCCTGGAGTACATCGGCACGACTAAGCTGCGCTTGCTGAACAAGAAAGCTCTCGGCCAGCTACGCCGCCCAATAGTCGTACAGGACCAGAAAACCAACAAGCCGCTGGCGGTCATCATTCGGTATGAGCATTACCTCCAAGTACAGAGGGTGTTGCTGGGGTACGAGTCATGACCGACGAATTCACTCTCCGAGCCGAAGACCTCAAAATCATTGAGTCCCCGTACATGCCGGAAGGCTTCATCGCCATGCGGGGTTTCGGGGGGATGCTTGTCTTGAACGTGGGGACCGGCTACATCATTTCAATCCCGGACATCAGCATACCGTTCGCCACGGCACCCTACAATCCGCCCGAGTCAGTGGGGGCGCTGGGATCGATGCTGGGGCCTCTATTCTGGTATAAGTAGTCCAACGCTGGACTAACTCAGAGACTCCATGAAAAACATCTCGCCCTCAGTCCCGACATCCCACATGGTTTTGAAATAGTGCCGCGCGTGTGACTCACAGCAGCACGGATACCCGGCAGCAAAGAACGAGATCGGCAGGAGCCTAAAGAGGCGAACCCGTCCGCTGGCTGCGGTTCTGGCGGGGCTGGCGTCCTGCCCCCTTCGGCGCTCCGCCGATGCCTTTTTCGTGTTCGGCCAGCATTTCTTTCTGTACCGCATCGACATTTTCCGGGAACTCCGTTTGACGATAAAGTCCGGCCATCGACAAAGCGCCAGCCTTGAACATCGTAAAGGCTTCCACTTTTTTCTGCATCTTCGACATCCCGTGGGTTGACCCTGGGGCAATCTTCATGCTGAAGGTCCGCCAATGCGATTCCTTGGGCGCTGAGGAAGGCACCATCGTCCCCGCGTTGTAGTCGAAGTCCTCCGGGGTCTCACCGTCCACCCCTAGTATCTGCATACGCCCACTTAGCGTGGCGTATTGGAAGATGTTCGAGACCATCTGCTCCCCGGCCTGCTCCAGCGCCACCTCAACATATCGGCTCTCAAGCTGGAACGGGCCGCTCATCGTCTCCCGCATCTGCTCGATAGCCTCGCCGCCAGGGACTTGCTTTTTCTTGGCCAGTCCCGAGATGTCCAGGGAGCCCGACCGCTTCTTGATAGTTTCTACGTTGTACCGCAGAAATTCCCCGACATACGAGGGGAGGATGGGCGGGTCCATGTAGGCCATGTCTCCCTTTTGGTAGATTGGGTTGGCCTGTATTTTCTGGGCTGGCTTGGCGGGCTGGAAAGAATCCCAAGCGGCATCCGGGATTGCGCCTCGCTTCCCAATCACGTTCATGTTCATGGCCCGCGCGGTAGCCTCCTCGACTCCCGCGCCGATTCGGTTAATGGCCTTGTTTTGCGGGATGATGTCACGGTACTTCGAGATCCCTCCCGGACTCCAAACGCAGGGGTTCAGTTGGAGCATCGTGAATGGGTACAGGCCGTGCCAGAACGGGCTTGGGCCATCATACATAATCCGGTCTCCCGCGAAGATCGCTAGACGCTTCCTTGGGAATAGGCGGGCACCCGGAGGCACGATGTAGTGGTAATTGTACTCGCTCGGGTGCAGGTCCTTATTCTGGACAAATTCGTCGTTGCCCGATTCGTTGATTGACCAGTCGTCGAAGTAGACCTCCTTCAACTCGATCACCGGGAACGGGACGTAAGTTCCTTCGGACTCTCGAACCGGCCCTCCGCGCATCGACATTCGCCGCTTCATCGCAGGGCTCATCGCATTCCAGGTATATTCCGGAACCGATGACGGTCTGACGTACTTATCCTGCGAGAGTGACCGGCTCAGGTTGACCGTGTACCTCTCAAGCCCCTCACACTTCTCCTTACCGAACTTCGCATAAAAGTAAGGCAGGGGCTTGTAATTCTGGTAGATGACTGCCACCGACTCCTGAAGCTGTCCGTTGCATAGGACCGGGATCACCTGGTCGGCTCCGTGAGCCGAAAACTGGAATACATTCTCTCCGGCTACATGCTTCAGGAATCCAGTTCCGAACAGGGCATGGTCGATCCAGTCCACCACGGTCATATCTAGATTCTGCTTGAACCACAGCGCCCGAATATATTTATGGACCGTCTCGGCCTGCTGTTTGTATTCTTTGACCGATGAGGTTACGTCGATCGTGGGGCGGATCTGACTGAGGGAGGAAAGCGCTTCACGCCGCATGTCCGCGAGGTAATTATCCACATAGCTGCTGCGGTAAGCTGGCCTGTTGGCATCGTAAAAACTCCCCTCTAAGTATGCGATTGTCTGGTCGATCTCCTGGAGATCCTTCCAGGACCGCATCTCCTCCATGCCCTGGCGGAGAAGGCTATCGCGCCATGCGATCAAGCGTCGGGCATACCCATCAGATCGGTCGAAGGTCCCGGACTTCCTCTGGACGTCTGCGCGTGGAACAACTGCAAGAGAGGCCATAGTTCACTTGTCACCCTTTCCCACGGCAGAGAGAGGTCAACGACGCGCCTTTAGCTTGCGCTCTGCCCGGTGCGGCGCGTTGGGTTGGCGGTGGCTATTCCCGCCCTTTACTGTCCGGCCCTTGCGGCCTTTCTTTTTGAACACGATTAGGAGCCTCCTGAGGTCATCCTACTCTGGCTTAGCGACTTGTGCAACCTTGTGCTCGGCTTCTTTGAGGTCCTGGAGGGTCGCTGTGGTTTTCTGGAAGCGGCGTCCATCCTCAGAAACTTCGGTGTTAGTGTCGAAATCGCGGGGGTTCGCCAGCCCTTCGGCGCGGCATATTTCGGCCTGCTTTTGCCACGTATCCACGTACACCGGCTCAGGCTTTCCGCTCACGCTAGATTTCGTCCGCCACATCCAATGCCCCAAGTCTTCTCGGTGCCCGTCATCCAAAGACTTATCCACGTACCTCCGAGACATCTCCCCCATAAATGGGCTGGCGAAGGTGCTGGGCAGCCTTGTCCTGCACTGACCGCACCATTCGCACAGCTTGGCGGGGTCGTCGTAGTGCCGGTAGAAATCATCCACTATGAGGCCGCGCAGGTCACAGTTTTCGGATTCGCATACAGATTCGAATATGGGCATGGCTAGGAACCGAACTGGGGGTTTTTGGGGTCCCCTACGAAACCGCCAGGCTCCCCGTCTAACTCATCCTGGCGCTTCCGTAATTCATCCTGGCGCTTCAGTACCCACTCTCGGGAGGCACCCCCGCCGACAAGTCCAGCCATTCTCCGATTGACCCGGCGCTGGACTGGACCCAGACTGCCACTGCCGGACACAACGAACGGAGTCTCCTTCTGCGCCAACTTATGCCGTCGCATGGGGTCACGGAGATCCTTGTCATAGAAGTCTGCGCTCAACTTGGCGCGGGCCTGCGCCCGTTTAGCGCTTGGCGAGTACGACTCGATCCTGGTTAATAGGCCATCGATCCGCCGCCAGCGTCCACGCGCCCAAAGGAAGCTCTTGCGGGAAGACTCGAATTTCGACCAGAATGCCGCCTTAAGTTTCCGCATTATTACTTCTCCTGTACGGCGCTGGGCTCAGCCGCCGATTCACTAAATAGCCCGCCACCCAGAGATTCCTGGATCAACTTGACCAGATCGGTCCCGGTCTCAAACTTGGCCCCTAAGAGTTTCTCTATAGCTTCCCTGTCCTTCGGCATCATGCGGACCAACTGCGGGTAGCCAGCGTTCCCCATGTTGTACTGCATCGGGTCGCCGTCCATAAAGATATCCCAGATATCCTGGATCAACTCCTTCACGGTGCGCCCCTGAGCGTTGGCGGCTTCCTCGTAATACTCTTCATATACCGGGTCCACCGAGCACTTAAAGGTCATTTTACCCTCCTCGCGCCCCGTCGCCTCGGAGAGTAGCGGAATCAGTTCTTCGCCGCACTCCACCTCAAGCCCGGTAGCCTCAGTAATTCGGGCCATCTCGGCTGGGGAAAGAACCAGCCCACCTCCGGCTACGTCGCCAAGGAACTCCTCGGCCACTTTAGATAATTTCTGGGTGTCGTTTAGCGATTCCTCGCTGACAAGCCCGGTCAAGTTGTTGACTTGCTCTGCGGATAGGTCAATTTGAAGGTTAAATCTCACGGTAGAGGCCACAGCGTTCTCCTGGCCTTGATAGTAACGCGGATAGGTCTTGACTTGCAAGGACCACTACAAATCTTCCATCCTGGGCTCGCAAGCCACCCCTTCCGGCCTCTTCCCCATCAAAGACATCAACCCCTCATACCCCAGGGAGGCCTGCTGCTGGATCTCCAGGGAGACCGCCACGAGCCGTATGGAGCCGCAGGACGGGCACCTATACTCCCGCTCCGGGTTGTCGCATACCCAAGGCCATTTCCCGTCCGGATCAATCGCCTCTCCGTAGCGACAGGAATTGCAATAGCAGCGGTAGCGGGCCGGTTTCTGGACCTCGACGAGGCTTGGCACGCGAACGCGGCCAACCTCATCGCAATCCAACTCGTGGGAGCAGTAGAGGGCAATCATCCCAGCCATGAGTTCGTCATCATGGAACCCCTCTTCAGCGCCAAACGACCGTGTATCAAATTCCTCTTTTCGATACGTGGTCATCTCTTCGGCGCAGTTGGCCGATCGGATCACCCACGCCCTAGAAAGCAGCCAGTCCACAGCGGTCTGGTGGAGATAGGCCTTGGTGTTGACCTTGGTCCACCAGTGCCACTTGTGGGTAAGTGGGTTGATGGTTTCCTTGTTCTTCCACCGGAAGACATTGGGGTATTGGTAGACATAGACAACGTCGTCACCCGTGGTCTGGTAGGTGTTGTACTCGATGCACATCATCGCTTGGTTGTACCAGAGGCCAATGACGTTGCAATAAAAAGCCAGTTCTTTTGGCTTGGTGTGGTTGTCTCTCCAAAGGGCCACCTGCTCGTCCGGCTCGCCAAGGGCCCGCCCAATCTTATTCACGAAGATGACGCTGTAATCCTGGCCGATCCCCTCACTGACATCCACGCCGATCGTATATAGCCTGTCCGGCTGCGGCTCCTCCCACTCAGTGTAGGGGGTCTCGTCATGACGGTGATCGACGTTACAGCCATTAACATAACACCTACCCTCCAAGCCACCAGCCCCATGTATCTCTCCGGTCTCTCGGTATATTTTCCCTTTCCTGCGGGGGCTGTTGTCGATGGTGGAGCCTACCCATTCCCGGCAGGAGTCATTAAACATCACGTAGCCGCTGACCTGGAATGCCTCCTCGCCGGTCACGGCCTGC